CACCCGATGAGCAAGATCCTGATCTTCGACATCCCGTACCGCGTCGTCGTGAAAGCTCCGGAGTACGCTGACGCCTCGGAGATCGAGAACCGGCTGAACTTCCACGTCGCGCTCGACATGCCGAACGCACGGCTGCTGGACATCGAGGCGCGACCCGCGCGGGTCGAGGTGATCGACGGGTGGGAGAAGGGGGAATGATCATGAACTTTCACTGGCAGAACTTGAACGAGGATCACCGCGGCAACGTGAAGGGGTGGCCGTACCAGGGCCGGGCGTAGCTTCACTTCGGGACCGATGCGAGGCGCTGCATCGGCGTCGAATGGTATCTCTGGCGGTGTTCCTGTGCCCTGTCGTTCGGTGTAGACGAAGAGGGTGATTTTAATATCCATGTCGCCCTCCCGCCCGTCTCTCTGTGGCTGTCGCTGAGCCAGGTGATTCCCACGACGAAGTCCCGAGAGATCAGTTTCCGGGTGCATGACTGGGCGCTCTGGTGGACTCTCTGGCTGGACCCGATGGGTGGGTGGAGCAGGAGCATCCCGAGGTGGCGGCAGGGTTGCTTCAACGTCCTCGATGCTGCACTCGGCAGGCGCAGCTATTCCAACGAGACACTCTCGGAGCACAAGGTTTCCATTCCGATGCCGGAGGGACCTTATCCCGCGACATTGCGGCTCGAAAAGGCGACATGGACGCGGCCCAGGTGGTTCCGGCAGATCATCTTCCGGGCGAGCGTGGACATGGAGATACCGATTCCACACGAAGGGAAGGGGGAGAACTCCTGGGATTGCGGGAAGGACGCGCTCCACGGAATGACATGCCCGGCAAAGACCATAGAGGATGCGGTGGCCGAGGTAGTTCGATCTGTGCTCAGGAGCCGTCGCCGATACGATGGGAATGCGATGGCGCAATACCCGGCGCCTGCGGCCTGATGCCCCCCCGCACCCTCCGCCAGCACGTCGAGGAGGCCGAGCGGATCATGTCGATCGGCGGCGTGCGGACGTTGCTGCCGACGAAGGAGCGCCGCGCTCCGGTCAAGGTCGCCGCCTCCAACGCGCAGATGATCTACGCGATGTCGATCCGCCGGGTGGTCGAGCGGTTCGACCGGACGGGCCGGGCGGTGATCTATCTACGGGCGTCGGATGAGACGGCGGGCGAGGTCTGGCGGTCGATCCCGCAGCACGCCGTCTGCCCGCTGTGCCTGCGTCGCGTGCCGGAGGAACGGATCGGCAAGGGCCGCGTGTTCTGCAAGAGGTGCGGGAAGCACGTGTGGCCGAGGAACTACCAGGGGCTGGTGTCGGCGGATATCCGGGCGATGCGGGCGGCGCTCAAGAACGGAACGATCCCATGCAGGAGCGAGAAGGGGGAGCGGGGGTGAGGGAGCCGGTCTGTAGGCATGACCGTTTCGAGAAGCATCCCTTCTCCATGCCAGACGGGAGTTTCGTGCAGCTATGTTCATACTGCTGCACGGATTGGTACAAAATAACGAAAAACATGAGGACCATGCTGTCAAAAGGCGGGCATGTGTTGCCTCCAAAGAAGATCGACTTGGAGACGAGACTAAAGCGAATGCTCACAAAACAGACGGAGGGCGCGCGGACTGTATCTGATTTGCCTCAAAGCAAGTTTCAAAGGGTGAAGCGGATTGCAGGTGGACGCGCCGCTGTGGATGACGGGCCGCTGGAACTATCTCGAAAGAGAATCCCGAAAGAGGAAAGGGCAAAGAGGCGGGAAATATCCAAGAGGGTCGTTTGGGAGCTTTACGAAGATCAGGCGGGCCGATGCATATTTTGCAAAACAGACCTCGATGTGTACGACGTCGATCACATCGTTCCCATCTCAAAGGGTGGCGATAACCGGAAGATCAATCTTCAACTGCTTTGCAAGAAATGTAATTCCGAGAAGAGCGACAATAATCCCGCCGTCTACATGGTGCGGAAGGGGATAATCGACAAGAAGACCCTGTTCATCCTCGGCTATAGGCATCCACGGTGAAACAGATCATCGACCGAAAGGATGTTGAGGAATGCGCGGCAAGCGGGTGGTCGATCGGAAGCACGGCAGAGGAATTAGATGTGAGTTACGCGACGCTGTATCGGTTCCTTGTTCAGGAAAATATGCGGTATTTATTCCGGCACGGAAACTGCCGGTTGAAAGAATTGAAAAAGTCGAATGTTGACACCCCCCAAAAGGGAGTCTAACTTTCAAGCATCGTATCGTGCTGTCACCAGAGCCCCGCCCCACGCGGGGCTTTTTCTTTTGGAGCGGAGGAATGTGGCGGATCATAGCGACCGATAAGATCACGGGACGCATCGTGGAAGTGGCAGTCGCGGACAACCCCGCCGAGAAGGAAATCATCCTGCGCCAGGAGGCGCGGAACTACGACGACCTGCGGGCGATACCGCTGAGGATGACGTATCGGGCGTTCCATGCGGCAGAGGTGGGGGCGTGAGCGGTCCAGCGGGAAAGCACGTCATGAACGATCAGGACCGCGAGAAGTCTTTGGCCACCCGACTGAAAAACCAGGAAAGCAGGAAGCAAGCATTCCTCGCGGCCCTGCTGAAATACAACGGCAACATTTACCGCTCCTGCAAGGCGTGCGGCGTGGCCCGGGGACGGTATTCCTCATGGTACAAGGAAGATCCTGAATTTAAAAGGCTGGCCGATGAGGTGTGGCCGTCCGTCATCGACGACCTTGAATCGCTGATTATCGATATCGCCCACGGCAGGAAGAAGGGGAATTTTGGGGCTGCCTGCGCGGTGTTGAATGCGCGTGGCAGGGATCGTGGGTATGGAATCAATCGCCAGGAGGTATCCGGACCGGATGGAGGACCGATTCAACATGCCCTCAATGAGTTCCCCGAAGAAGCCCTACGAGCCCTCGCAGGCCGAAGCCGTCGCGGAGCTGGCACGCCGGCACCTGATTGATTTTGCCATTCTGACGAAGCCAGGGTATATTCCCGGCTGGCACCATGAAGAAACAGCCGAAAAACTCGAAGCCGTCGAGCGGGGGGAAATCACCCGGCTCATGCTCTTCGAGCCCCCCCGGCACGGGAAAAGCGAACTTGGTTCCATTCGCTTCCCGGCATGGTACCTCGGCCGGAATCCACATCGAAGTGTCGCTTGTGCTTCCTACTCGGGTGATCTCGCTACCCACTTCGGCAGGCAAGCGCGGAATCTCGTCGCCGACCTGCTCTACGAAGAAATCTTCGGGAAAATAATCTCGGCGGACTCCGCCGCCGCTGACCGATGGAGTACGGTTAAAGGCGGCCATTACATCGCAGTCGGAGTCGGCGGGCCGCTCTCCGGTCGCGGCGCGGATGTCCTGATCATCGACGATCCATTCAAGGACTACGAAGAGGCGTTCTCGCCGGTCATCCGGGAGAAGGTCTGGAATTGGTACATCTCCGTCGCATTGACCCGTGTGCACAAGGGTGGCGCGATCATCCTCATCATGACCCGCTGGCACGATGACGACCTGGCGGGTCGCATACTTCGGCAGGCGAAGGAAACCGGCGAGCATTGGGAGATCGTCTCCTTCCCGGCGATCGCGGAGAAGGACGAGCCGAACCGCAGGAAGGGCGAGGCCCTCTGGCCGGCGGGTAAGCCGCTTCACGAACTAATGAAGATCCGCGATACGCAAGGATCGATGATCTGGCAGTCGCTCTACCAGCAGAAACCTCCAAAGGAGCAAGGCAACGTATTCAAGCGCGAATGGTTCCGCCCACACAAAGGTGAGCCGTTCGGCGGGCTGCTTCGCACCTCGCAGATATGGGACACCGCGCACAAGACGAAAAAGGTGAACGATTACTCCGCGTGCGTGACGATGGAGCTTCGCACCGGCGGCGTGTTCCTGCGCAACGTGTGGCGCGAGAAGGTCGAGTATCCCGACTTAAAGCGCAAGGCCGTGGAGTTTCAAGCCGTGTGGAAAGCCGACGAGGTCTGCATCGAGGACAAGGACGCAGGGGCGATGCTGATCCAGGAATTGCAGCGCAACACGCGGTTGCCGATCATCCCCCTGGAGGCCGACAAGGACAAGGTGCTGCGGGCGAACGCTGCAACGCCGATGTGCGAATCCGGCCGGGTCTACTACGATGCCGACGCTCCTTGGGTCGAGATGTTCTTCGAGGAGATGATGGCGTTTCCGGGGGGCACGAACGACGACATGGTGGACGCCTTCGTGCATGGGATCAATCGCCTGAAGGGAATTGGGGAGCACGCCGTGCCGGAGCCGGAGCGCATGATCGTCGACACAGGATTCCGAAGCATCGGGACGATGATGGAGGAACCGTACTGATGGGAATCGTTTCCTGGCTTATGCGCCGGTACGAGCCGGAGATGCGGGAGTATCTCGCCGCGGGCAAGCCCCGGTTTACCGGCGAGACCGCTACCTCCGTTGATGATATCTATGGGCTCTATTGGGGGGTGCAGAAGTACAACCCCGACCAGCTCGCGGCGAAGAAGGGCGGACTGGGGATCTACAAAAAGATGCGGGAGGACGACCAGGTCAAGGCGGCGCTGCACCTGAAGAAAGCCGCCATCATCCATCCCGGTTGGACCATCGAAGGAGATGATGGGCAGCAGAACGAGTTCGTCGAGGCGGTCTTCGACGGGATGGAGGGCACCATAGAAGGGGTGATCCGATCGATCCTGTCCGCCTACGACTACGGGTTCTCGCTGCACGAGAAGGTCTACCGATACATCGAGGCGGGGCCGTTTGCCGGGAAGATCGGCATCGAGGCGCTCCGGCAGAAATCCCCCACGCGGATCGATTTCGACGTGGATCCGTTCGGCAAGCTCAAGCCGATGGGCATCATCCAGGTCCAACAGACCGGCACGCGCAAGCCGTTGGATCCAGCGAAGTTCATCCTGCACGTATATCAGCAGGAGTTCGATAATTACTACGGCGAATCGGACCTGAAAGCCGCCTACCGGTTCTGGTTCCTAAAGGTAAATATCTTCCGGTACTGGGGCATGTACCTTGAGAAGTTCGGCATCCCGCTGGTGTGGGGCAAGGTCACAACGCCCACGGTTGACGCGACCGACCAAGCGAAGTTCCGCACGATTGTTGCAAACCTACAGGCAGGCATGGCGGCGGTGGCGCCAGACAACCTGGATCTGAATTTCCTCGAACCTTCACAGTCCGGGAAGGAGACGTTCGCGACGGCGATCGACACCCTGAACGTATCCATCGCCCGGGCGATCCTCCTCCCGACCCTTTTGGGTTTGTCCGCGGGCCAAGACAAGGGATCGCTCGCCCGCAGCCAGACCGAATCCGATACGTTCGATATGGTTCTGGGC